TTTTGCTCTACAAGGGATGTCGTCGGAACGACTATCAGAGTATTTTGTCCTTTCTCAACGTAATATCGGACAATCGAATATATCATCAACGACTTTCCAGAAGCAGTTGGAGATATCAACAACTTTCGATTATGTCTTAAAGCGTCGTATACTCCCTCAACTTGGTACTCACGGGGAGCATACTTGCAAATAGAAGTCATATAATCCTTGACTCCTTCTTTTGAAATCATATCATTGACTTCAAAGGGAAGACCATAATATTTGTTATTTCGAAACTCATAAGTGTAGTTGTGTTGTTCGCAGAATCTTATGAGTTTATCTAATAGACCAACGTATATTTCTTTTGTATTGATATTAAAAAGATAGATAAATCCATCCCACCACTTATTTTTGTAAGCGGGAGCAAATTTGGCGTTTGGGACTTCAAATTGAAATGCGTCTCTTAATTCATAATAGACGTGTGCTTCTGCCTCAACTTGAAGAAATACCTCATTCTTTTTTGAGATAATCAAATGGGACATTCATAACATATCAGTTATGAATATTTATTTCATTAATTGAAACCTGCTTGAAAACGGTGCCATTCTAGAGCGTTCTTAATTTGAAACGTTCTATTTGATATGCACTTAATCACTTCCTCTAAAAACTTAAGCATAATATCATAGTATCTAATTTTAAGGTCTATTTTATTCAACCTCTCATCAGCGTCCATATGCCTCTGTAACGCCTCTTTATCTCTAACCTTATAAGGGAAAGGTTCTTCCTCATAGACCTCTACTGGCGCCTTTCCAGTGTAATAATTATACCTTTCAAGTTTGACTCTATTATAAGTTTCTCTTGCTTTTTCACGCAACAGAGTAATTGTATTATAGATGGTATAATATTTTGAGTGTAATTGAGGAATTTTTAAAGATTCATCATGTAAATTATCAGGGTCAATGACAGAATCTCTCTGCCACATCTCCTGAATTTCATCAAGATTCATGGATTTGTATTGATAGTGTAGATAGTATACTTGAAAGATACCTCTGCTGTAAAGTACTGAACATCCGTTTGAGTTGAATTGAACTCAAGAGATGTCAAAAAAACCGGAAATAAATCCTTAAATTTTACAACAGCGTTTGTATTATAATTACTATCCAAAATATAAAGACTTCCATCACTGAATGCTTTTTTTGGATCTTGTAATCCATTTTCATCTTTAATTAGATTTCCATATTGTTGAGTTGTTTCTGGAAATCCAAGACCAGTAATCCAATTATGAATTGCCATATAATTTACCATGTCTTCATCAACTAAAAACCTTAAAGATAAATCACCATAAACAATTTTATCTCCAGGTACATCAATATCTTTCAGATATGAGGACTGCAATTCAGTTTCTAATGTAATTTCAGGTATTTTTGCACTATTACAAAAAAATGCAACTTTTGGTTCTTTTGCTAAAGTAAATTTAAAACCAACAGGTGAAAGAAAATTTCTATTTTGTAATTGATTAGCAAAAGTTGATGCCATGATTTTTATTTGTATTTAGATAAAAAAAGGACCCCATGTGGGGTCCTCTGTAACCTTGTGAGAAAGACTCACATGAGGTTTGCAACCTTGACTCTTCTGTAGTAAACGTTGGAGTTGGTTGAAATATTGTCTCCAGCAGAAGCAGCGGTAGCACCCTTCGCAAATGGATTCGCAACGACTCCATAACGAGTCTTGAATCCGATTTTTGGTTGGAAGGTTTGCTCACCAACGGCACGTACCATTTGGAGAGGTACATATGGGCAGTAGAAGAGACCAGCATCATAAGGAGATGCACCCTTATAACCGACAACGTAGAACTGGTTAGCAGCAACGTTTGCCGAATATGGGTCGATGTAGACTCTGTACTTACCTTGGAGAACACCAGCAAAGGTGTTGCCAGTGTCATCAACGTTCAGGTTAGCGTTGAGTGCAGGGGTGTAATCCAGAACACCAGCCATGGTCAGTGCTGAAGCAACGTCTGCAGAGCACAGGATGGTGTTACCTTTCCCTCTACGGGTTTGTTGGGCGATTGCGTTTGCATCACGCTCGATCTGGAAGATCAGACCCTTGAACTTCTCAACCGACCAACGACCGTTGGAGTCAACATCGAGGTCAAAAGTACCAGCGGTAGCAGTGTTAACCTGAGCACCAGGAACAGCAACCTTATAGATGGTACGGATGATTTCTCTGTTGATTTCTGCGAGGATCTCAGTGGAGAGAATGTTAGCAAGTTCTGCTTCTGCATTCAGACCGTGAATTGCCTTCAGGTCTTGTGCGAGTTCGAGTGAATATTCAGCCTTCAGTGCGCGTGACTTAGCGGTAACAGTCAGTTTCTCAATCGAGAATGCCATCTCGTTGAAGTAGTTGCCGTTAGCATCGCCAAGTGCTTCAGCGTTACCAGTGGTCATACCCTCGCCAACGTTATAGTCGGTTGGGGATGTTCCTTGGTTTGTTGGGCTCAGAAGACCTGGATTAGTTCCTTGCTGAGCGGTTGTACCAAGACCTACAGATCCATCAATGAAACCTGCCGTGAGGTTACGGTTACTGTTCTGACCAGAGAATGCTGAATCTGCTTCGCCGTAGAATGCTTCAGTTCCACTCTGATTGGTGTAGCGTGAACGCATCGCGAAGATCAGTCCAGTAGGACCATTCATTGGTTGAACGCCACACAGATCATAAGCGATCAGATTAGGCATTGAACGGCGGATCAGTGAGATCAGCACGGGGTCGAAACCAGCAACAGGTGAACCTGTGCTATTGGATGCGCTACCACCAAAACCACCAGTACCGGCAGAGTTGGTTGGGGATGCTTCGTAAAGGAATGAACGCTCTTCACGAAGTTCTCTTTCTTGGTTTTCGAGCAGGATAGCGGTTACCGATCTACGATGCGAATCTTTGATTGGATCCATTCCTTGATAATCAAGGATTGGTGCCCACTTTTCCTGCAGATATTCAGCATTGTACATCTGCATTTGAAGTTTACCTCTTTGGGAAAAATTTTTGTTTGACTATGATCTAAAAATCATTTTTTAGAAACTCTGCTGAGAGTTTGAAGATATGCTTCCATTATTGGTGATACTGAAGTTAGTTCAGTATTAACAGAGACTTCTTCAGATAAATTCTCAGAGATATCTCTTTGAGCACTAGTATTTGTTGGGAAATATGATTCCCTCAAAGTTACCAGTTTCTCACGATAGTTTGCTTCACCATCAAACTCAACATTTTCGGCAAGAGCAGCAAGTTTGTCTTTCTGAGAAAGTGCAAGACCCTCAGCGACATCTGCAAGGATTACATCAGCAACCGACTCTGCTAACCTTTTATTTAGAGCAACATTTTTTTCAATTTGCTCGTTGAGTTTTGTTTCCATTTCATCAAGTTTATCTACCATACTCTCGATAACATCATATCTATCTTCAGGGATTGTTACATAATGATCTTCAAAAAGACTCTTCATTCCTGTAAGGAACGATTCAGTCATTTCAGTCTTAAGTCCGTGCTCAACTGCAAGTGCATTCTCTTGAATCCACTCATCAGCAACATACTCAAGGTATGAATCAACACGATCTGTGAGTTCTTTTTTAATAAACTCAACCTCTTCAATCAAAGCACTTTCATAAGTTTGCTGAAGTTCTTCTTTAATTTGAGAAACTTTTAGTTTGATTGCTGTTTCGAAAATGGTGCGTGCTTTTTCCTGGAATTCTTCAGAAAGTTCTTCACCTGCAATAAGAGCGTTGATATCTTCTTCAATATCAAACTCTTCTTCCTCTTCTTTCTCAGTGTTTTCGGCAACTACCTCATCTTCTTCAGTTTCTTCAACTTCTTCTTCATCAACTTCTTCAGTTTCTTCAACTTCTTCTTCATCAACAAGATCTTCCTCCTCTTCAGTTTCTTCCTTTGTCATAGTTTTAGCAGGTTCAGCAGGAGATGCTTTTGCATTAACTACATCTTTTACTTGAGCAAGAGTTGCGCCAGGAGTTTTAAGTGCAGCTGAATCGTCATCGGGACGATAATTTTCAGGAGTAGGACCGCCGAGGTCTTCAACTGGAGTACCAGATGAAATCATTGGCTCAGCAGGTGCAGCCCCTTTGGTTACTACGTTTTCCATTTCTTGTAAATTGCTACCAACGGACATTTGTTTTGATTTTGTTATAATCTATATTTATTTATAATTTAAAGATTTGAAAGA